TCCATAGTGCCTCCTCTCTATAAAATTGAAATCAACAATCGTCTTAGCTGATGGATTTTCGATCCCATCATAGGCCAAGGCTTTCCATTCTTTTTTAAATATCCAAGCTTTGTTTGGCTGGCTTGTTTTGTTTGACATAAATCTACCTGACATATTAAGACTCCCTTACCATGTTGCCGGACTCAGTATTAAGTATGTAATACACCTCTTCAGAAAGAAATTGAGCACTGCCTGAATATGTTATTTTAACCCTTGCCGATTCACCCTTGCTACCAGCTGGTGTCAAGACTTTAACTGTTGCATAGTTTTCCGATACACCACCATCTCCTGCGAAAGTTAACGCAACACTAGCTGATTCGCCACGATAGACCTCTCCGCTACTTTGAAGATAAACGCTAACTTTTCCTTCAAATGCTCTTTTGTCCTCTGGATCTGAATAGTCATATGTTCCTCGGATATCTCTACGTATTCGCTCCGCCTGATCCTTATCGGCCTCATAAGCAATTGCCCCGACATCCTCAATTGATACCACTGTATCTTTGACAGTTGGATCAACCATTTCCGCTCTTTTCAGAGCTTCTGCATATGCAGTCAGGCACTCTTCGTTATCTTCTATTGATTTGCCTTTGTAGGTATGTCTTCTGAATTTAACATTTGTATCATTCCCAGTCCAAAGCGTGTCGTACTTGATCGTAAATCTTCCCTTTTGAACATCAAAAGTGTGAGATACGCTTTTGATCATATAGTATCCACCCATCGACAAAACATTAGCCAGAGTGTTCAGAGTGTTCGGGTCAATATCGGCATAGTCAAAATCATGAAGTTCGAACCATATTAATTGACCAGGGAATAACATGTTGTTTGGCTTCACATTATCTAGAGTAAAAGAGAAGTCGTAAACATTCGACATGACTTGTAGTCCATTTCCACTATTGAAAAATTTAGCTTCTCGTAAACCTGTCTTTTGATTTTTTTGCGTAAAACTTAATCCGGTCATAAAACCATCGGTGAATTGTAGGCCTGATCTAAATGTTGGTATCCACTTGCTATTCTTCATCGGCGTACCAGCCTTTAAGTTAAAGAAGTTAGAGTTCATTGGATATATTACACAATAATTTGTAACTGGTTCTTCGCTAAGTCCAAGACTGCCGTTATCTTTTTTGTATTGAAATATTTTTTCTGCGGAGCCTCTAGAGTCTATGTATCCATCCAGGTCCAAATAGTATCCTTCTCTCTTGTATTGATACAGCTCGCCTACAGGTCTGTTACTATAGAAGAAGCCAGATCTTAACATTGGAGGTTTTTCATCAGGTAATCTAGCTGATAAGCATGCCTCAAAAAGGACACCGTTGATAACCCTTTCAGTTAAATCTCTAATAAAAGTTAGTACTGGGTAATATGTCAATTTTTTACTTACAACATTCGCATTATACCATTGTTCGAAAAACTGATAGTCAATCGGCATCTCTAGTGGGTTAAAATTTATTAGCCGATCTGTGTCAAAAGGGTTGATTATTGTAACAGGAGCAAATACAAATTTTAAATTTAAATGCTTAAATTCATTTAAAAATTCATCACTATTAGGATTGTATAGTTGCGCAAGTGCTGCTTCCATTATGTCGCCAAGTCTGCAGAATGAACTACCAAGTTGGCTTTTTACTTTTTTTTGATCTTTACCGCTGAAATCCATCATTCCAGGTTCTTCAGTATTAAAATTTTCTCCTGCTGCTACGTTCGCCCCTGCAGCTCCTTCTATATTAAAGTATTTAGTTCCGTAACTTAACTTCGCGTCGCCTGATTTTATGTACCTAGTAATTTTTGAAGTATCCGTGGTGTACCTATAGAAACCCCCTTTCATGCTGAGTAATTTCTCTTGAAATTTTATAACATTAACTTCTCCACTGTCACCTATTCTGTTAAGTCGAACTATCTCTCTAAATGTTATGGGATCGCAATCACCAGATAGTTTGTTTAGTTGCTTATCTCTTTCAAACCTAGCCTGAAGGTTTTCGGAATTGACCAAAGCATCCATAAATGGCATGCTCAACATGTTCTCAAAGTATCCTCTGTAGCTAATTGTTACTTTTACATTTTGACCTTTGCTGTCATCGCGCACCATTTTGTGATCTGTTATTGCTAAATCAACGTAATAATCATCAATGATTTCATTTTCATCTTTTTTATATAGAATTTTTCCACTAGCGTCTCTTTGAATACGACGGTTACTGTCTAGATTGTATTCTTTAACATTCGACCTAGATTTAATCTTTAATCTTATTCTAGAATAGTCTGGACTATATTGGGTTCTCAAGGAAGATCCGCCAATTGTTGATCCTTTTGCCACACCATATGGAACGGTTATTAATTCATAAAATTTAAAATCTTTATTGCCATAGGAGATGTCTTTTTTTAGAAAATTAAAATTTTTAAGAGTCCAAGTCATTGTTATCTTAACATCCTTCCTTGCAGTTGCTGGTGTCGTACCTTTATAATCAATATTTACTGTATTTAATGTACAGTCAATATCGTTTGTATTTAACTCTAGCTCATCTATACCAGTAATTGCTCCATTCTCATCCGATGTCGATCTAACATAGAATAACGATGCAACATATTCAGAATCATCTGATGTTGATTTCCTTGAAAAATACCTTTTAAATTTTGGACTAAAATTGCAAGCATTTAGAAAAACATCGGGTCTTTTACACCAAAGAGGAGTTATTCTTTTGTTGTGCGAGTCTTTTGAGTATCGGCTTTCCAATTCATCACCCCAGACAGTATTATCTTCTTTATCTTTGTCGAAGATGAAAGTGCTAGCTCTCTTTAAGAATCCCAGCATCAACATACATTGCTTATAGTTTCCGACATCTTCATCGGTAGGTTCGGGGTCGGCCGATGTGTTGCTAGAATTTTGACTTACTGTTGCCGCATCGATCTCTCCAGATTCAGCCTGTGACAAGACTACTGCAACAGCATCTTCGGAGTCGGGCTCTTCATCGCCACCTGCTTTAGATTTTAAAAATTCAGCAACAGCGTCTTCTATATCCTGTGCGAAAATTTTATCACCTGCAACCTCGAGATTGCCAAGTTTTCCAGTAGTAAAAAATGCATTAAACGATTCTTGGCTTAACTCTCCAAGGTTGCGATTTTCTATTTGAGTGCCCAATTTAGCAAATAAAAATGCAATATTTTTATCGTAAGTGGATTGTGTTGATATCAATGCTTGGCTGAGTATTTTAGTAAATTCATCATTGGGGTTGCTTATGGAAGCATTTTTATTTTGAATGGCGGCGGATATCTTATCTAGATTGTCTAGGGGTCTGGACATATGCTTCTCTAGAGCCATATTGTAGACCTCGGCCGTTAGCTTTTCAGATAGTTCAACGGATTCTAGGGTCTCTTGAATATCTTTGTATTCTTTCGCTTTGCCGACATACTCATCTGGGCTTATACCGTTTAAGTATATTACTTTTTCTTCGTCAGTCTTCGCGAAATAAACGTCAGTGTCGAAGGCCATTTGAATCTCCTATAGCGTTTTCAATTCTAGATATGTCAGCAGGTATAATAACTTGATCACCTATAGAATAATGAGCGTCAGTTGGTTTTTGATTTATTAATCCTATTATCCAAAATTTTGACATATCTCCGTAGTAAGCAGAGGCAATCCTGTGAAGTTTATCACCATATTTCCAAATATGAATTGTTCTGATTGGCACAGATATATCAATAGTATTTTGCAATCGCGGTGGTCTATTTATTTGTAAGTATTTTACCCCCCTCTCCTCGAAGATCTGAAAGTATAAATCTGAATCTAATTTAGCTGTTTTCTGGCTTAAGTATTTTGGCATTTCTCTCTCCTAGTATGCGTAATCTGGGTCATAACTATAGTAACCACCACCAGATGTTTGACCATTGGGTTCGCTGGTAGCATCTGAGTTTGACGTTTCTGTTCCCGAGCCTACTTCTTCTTCAGGGTCGGATGCTGATGTTCCATCTGTTGATGTTGTGGGTACGTTTGCCCCTATTGTTGCGGGAGGTCCAATCTGCGTCTTCCCATTCGGGTCCTCCGGAACATATACTTCTATTTGACTACCGGGCGATGGTGCCCAATGTGGGTATACAGTGTTAGTTCCCAAATTTACTGCTGGGATATTCCCTTCTGGTGTTACGTTGACGAAGCCTGAATACTCCGGACTCTCAGGTGTCGCGATACCATATATGTCTGCGTCTCCATCGCCATCGACATCATAATAATGAATATTCGGGTCAGGGTTATCGTCTGGATTTTGTACTCTAGTCATCACGAACGTTGGAGATGTAGGGCTGGTATCAACTTCAGTTGGTGCACTCGGAGGCGTTTGTTGTTGAGGTGTCGGGGTAGGTGTTGTTTGCGGGGATTGATTTCCGGAACCACCTTCGTTAGTATTGTTAATGTTGGCTGTTGGATTTTCATATGAACTATTTGTTATACCAGTATCTTTTGAATACAATTCCATCTTGACCTTGTATCCTTTTGGAAGTAGCACGCCCTCTTCTTCAAAAAAACCAATGTCATCATCAATGTCAAAATCAACAGAATAAACATGTAAGTCTACACAATAATCTAACAAACCTCTCCTTGTAGATTGGGATATTGATGTTTTTTTTGTAATAGGATTATTCCCAGCTTGGATAAATCCTGGTATTAAAACCTTTATTGTTTTAGCATAGCCTGTTTTCCTCTCCGGGACAATCATTAATTCCCTATGAATAAATTTCTCTTTCGTTGGTGCTGAAGATAATCTAAAAAGAGTGTTTAATTTAGCTAAGTTTATCTTAGCCTCTTTTATGTCGCCGGCAACTACATCAAAATCAACTGAGTATTTTATGTGTTTTGGGACAGTACTTTCATAACCAGTGCTAAAAGCTCCTTGCCCCACTTGTTTTGTCGCGTGTTCTACTTCAATCGTTCTGTTTATATTACTAATGAATGGTTCAAAAGCAACCCATCTTGCAATTTTTACACTTTCATTGGATGCTTGTCTCATAAGGAATACCTCTGGTGTTACCGATTCCATCGATATAGAATTACCTAAAGACACCGCGATTTCGTTAAGCGTGGTCAATGCACTATCATCCACGGCAGGAGCATCTGTGGTTTGTTCTTCAATGTGGTTTGTGAACATGATAAACGTTTTAGATTTTGAATTTAAAGAACTCATTGCTCGACCAGTGTAAGTCTCGAGTTGACTTATATCCCTTTCAGTACCAAGGCCAACTTCAAAACTATTAAATTGGCTATAGCCAAACGGAAAACCCTTCAAGTCCATTTGTTGATACATTCCATTATCAACGAAGGAGTGAGCGAATCTATAGTCGTACTCTTCATTTAATCCATTTTGTGTTAGATTTAGTTTTTGATTGATTATTTTTAATTCTAAGCTTAACTTTATATTTTTAGGTAGATTGTCGTTGAAGAAGCCTACGTCAAAATCTGGTGTGTAATCAATGGATGATATGTGACAGGGCAGTCCACGAAATGCCAGTGAATCAAAATCAGAGCAAGGATGTTTCGATGGGTACCTGGCTATTAGATTTTTCATATACACCAATATGATAGCTGTGTTGTTCTTTTTCCCAATTGCTGGACCTATCATTGTTTGAAGTTCTTGAATTTTTAATTTATTTACTCTCGAGGCATTTGAAGTAGCTGCTGGTAGGTTCATAGTTATTGATATCGAAATTTCTGACGGCTCTTCTAAGACTCCACCTTGAGAACTAACTGCATCAAATTTTTTAAACTCTGTCTTCTTTGAAACTTTAAAATTAAAGCTTTCGATGAAAGGGTCAATTAGAACAATTCTTCGACTAGTCAAAGAGCCTATTGTCATAGTGTGGGGACTGTTTGTATTTTTTGTACTTATATCCGCAACAGAAGGCTGGGTAAATAAAGGAAATCCTGACATATTTTATCCTCTAATTATCTAAAATTGTTTCATATAGAGAATTGCTTATAAGCGATCCGTCCATGTAAATATTGACGGTTACTTGAGGAACTTCTATGTCTGGTATCTTTACGTCAACAGTCATTTTTCCAAGAACCATGTTCTTGACTATGTCTGTTGAAGATATGATCGCACTTGTTTTTGATCCATCTGTTGAAAAGGCCATAAATGCATTATCAGTCATCCCCTTCATGCCCATTGCTGTCTCTTTTACTCTAGAGAGTCCATTGGCAAATTTGTCCATCCCGTTTCCTATATTGTCCATGCTCTTGCCAATTCCATCTAGGGCGCTAATTCCCATAAACATGCCAATGCCTGCGAATATCCCACCGATAACACCAATAGTTGCCAATAAAAACATTATAGCTCCAGTCGACATCAGAACAGCCATCCCTAAGACTCCAACAGAATATGCAATTCCAAGTATCCCTCCTGCTACCAAAGGAAGAATGTCTACGCTTCCCACTAAAGACCCCATAAGCTGTGCGATAGACTCTACGAGAAACGACAATGAATAGATTACTAGAGCCATACCGGCGAATACGAGACCTAAAGCAACAGCTGCTACCATACCTTGCATACCCATCATCTTAAATGCTATGGCCAACAAAAAGACGCCAACAGCCATGAAAGCAAACGATTGTATGAACAAGGGATTGATTTTTGAACCGAAAAGCATTTTCAATATAGTCATGCTGGTGGTCGCTTCTGCTGAAGAGCTTTTGAGGGCCATAAAAGCTATGGCTAATAGGCCAACCGACACCGCAGCCATTGTCAACCCCAACGGACCACTCTTATTAAACATTGCAATAGCTGCCAACATCAGCATGAACCCTAATTGTACTAATTTCATTTGAGCACCAGCTAATCCAGCAGATGCTCCCCAGATAGTCATTCCAATAGCTGCCAATGCGATTGCACCGATGAACCACTCCATCGCGCCGCTGGCGGCAAAGGCTGCAAGACCATTGATTAAGTCCATGAATAATACCATATATGGATCTAGTGCACGAACTAACTCTGCAAAAGCTAGCTTTAGCCTGTCATACATTGGGACAAGCTCTTCTGTTATTTCTTTTAATCTATCTTGAGTCTCAGCCATTTTTTTCTGTTTATCGGTTGTTTTTTCGTTGGTCATGTTGAGCATTCTCTGCGCTTCTTCTACACTGCTAAGGCCCATTGCTTGTGCAATGTATTTTTTTTGAAATCTATCTAGTGTGCTAAAGTTTCCAACAGAAGCTTTCACCTCGTCTCTTATCCTTTGTATTCTCTGGTCGTGCGTCATGTTCATCATGTCCATAGCTGACATTTGAGTGCCAAGTACAGAATTCATATCAGCTATTTGATTTGATGCGCCTTCGAAAGTATCAAACTTTTCTGAAATACCAATGAGTTTGTCCATTGACATTCCTGTTATTTTTGCCTGAATCGCTAGATTCTTAAAAACAGATTCCATCTGAGGCCCGAATTCAATTAGTTTTTTAGCAGCACCATTGAAGTTCGATATCATTGCTGTGGCAGATACACCTATTTCTTTTCCCATTGCGGCTATGTTTTTTGTCATTTTAATAGCTGATGATGATGACAAGCCCATTGCTGTTATTAATATGTCGAATGTTTTCGCGCTTTGACCAGCACTTACTCCTATTTTTGCTAGCAATGTAGAAGTGGTGACCATCTCTCCGTTGATTTGTGATGGGTCAAAACCGGCAAAGTTTTTTGAAAGCTCCCCAATCGAGGTCCCAACGTCTGACATTGTCACACCAGATCTTACTAGTTCTTTTGACACATCTTTTATTTGAGCTTGGGCACCTCCAATATCAAAACCAGTGGCAGCTCCAAAAGCCTTACCGGCTTTATCTAATTCTCCGGCTAATTTAATTGCTTCTTGGACCACGGATGCCATAATTCTCTCAATTGAAAACATCTCCATTACCATTGACCCCAATGCTCCACCAAGGCCCTGCTTACCAGATACATCATATGCTTTGCTTAAAGCATTTACCACTTCAATTGATTGTCCTACAACCGTATTTCCAATATCGGCTGTCAGTCCAAAATTAGAAGCTACCTGTCCAGAAATTTTGGATACTTGATCTTGCGCATCTTTTAGACCCTTGGTAGCCATCTCCGCTTTTGCAATGGATTTTGAAAGGTTTGCTACAGACTTTGGATCCTTAGGATCAAAAGACATTACTGCCGCAGCAATTTCATCCCTGTATTTTTTAGCGTAACCCTGCAACCCTTTCATTGAGTCTGTAAAATCACTTAATTTTTCAGCCTCCTCGGCTGTTAATGCGGTGCCTTCTTTCTTCTTATCTACGATACTTTGCAGTGTTGCGTCATAGCTCGCAGTCATACCTATTAGATCTGCCATTGCTTTTTTTCTATCCGCAGCTGATTCTTCAACATTTCTTGCGTGTGCTAGAATTTGCTTGCCTATAGCCTTCTCAGCATCCAACGCCGATGCAAGGTTCTTAGTATACTCAGACATCATAGCATTTCGTTCAGCCATCGTATCGTTGATTGATTTCTCGAGGGCTTCTGCCTCTCTGATAGCCTCGTTTATACTAGCTAGCTCGTTGGCCTTTTTTTGTTGTTGACTATTTGTTTCTTCGTTTGACAATCTTTGGTCCTCACTAATAAGAGTAATTAGTTAAAAAAAAATAATGCCCACCGGTGTGGACATCATCTTCTTGCCTTTTGAGATTCTTTGGCTTCTTTTTCGTATTCTTTTATGGTACGCTCAAGCCACCAAGTCCTTAGACCTATAGGTAAATTATATAATTCATATAGAGACCATCCGCCATAGTGTTTAAGGGTGAAGAAAGTCTCATAGACTCCCTCCATATACTCTTCACTCAGGCCAAAAAAAGTCCGCTCCAAATGGAACGTTAACCTCCTGCTCATGCCCACACTCACGACATTCAAAATGGTTTCTCACTTTGACATCGGGTGAAATTAACATGAAACAATCTCTCAAGAACTTAGAATCGGTAGCTACCATGTTATCGACAACATGGTTAATTACTTTCTGGTCTTCATAACCATTAAAAGATATGACAAATCTTTTCATTTGTTTGGTGACAAGATTTTTCATGGCACCTCCCTTATTATCTTTGATCATATCTAATTCGTCAAAACCCATTAATGGTCTGATCTCTGCTTTAATTTTCGAAAGCGGCATTGTGATGATAAATGTAGAATTTTCTGTAATTTGAATTATATCGGTATCGAAATTGTCTCCATGAAATACTTCATGTTTCGACAAATCAAACACACACTTATTTTGCTCTCCACAATTTGGGCAATTTAATTTAGTTTTGTAGTCCACACCATAAGCTGATGTTCTGCCGTAGATCATGATTGCGTTTCTATCTCCGACATATAAATGCTCAGGACTTATAGACTTATCTTTAATTAAATTGGAAATGAGTCTGTCAATTGCCAAGCCTTTCTTCAAAAGATCCCTGTTTGTTAGGATGTCTTCGTCCTTGGCTGTCATGTACCGAATCTCAATTGAATCCTTGTCTTTCAAAGGATGCCCTTCTGGATATCTTCCCATGGAAGGGAGAGAAACCCATTCCGTTGGAGCGACAAAGTCCATAGGGTTTTGCATTTGAGGGACATCTTCGCTTGGTTTGGGCTTGTGCCCTCCAAGAAGTCTCTCGTCATTGTTACGTCTCATTTAAACTCCATTTTTTTGTTTATTTTTTTTATTGTTTAGCGCCAAAGGCAGTAATACCGTCGCCGCCTGTACGGGCATAATCATACTGTATAGTTAGTTTGTATTCAATTAAATCATCTTCACTATATGATAGGGTGTCACCCCAAGATACATCTTTTAAAATAGCGTCATGTAGCGTCCATACCTCAACAGCCTCTCCGGCACCATTTACTTGAGTTATTGTAATATTACCAAGAGCTGCGTTGGAGGTCGACTTAGAAGCCGTTCCGCTCCCACCATCAGCGCCACCCACGGACTTACCATCGGGATTTGTAAACCCAGAACTTTCAACCAGGCTCGTGAAGAAGTTAGAAGTTTCGCTTTCGATATTATCAACAAAGGCAATCTCGACATCATCCCACTTTCCAAGTCCGGGGTACTTGTAAAAGTGGTTGATCATTTTGTATTCTTTATTATCAAATGTTAGCTTTGGTTTCGTAACAGACTTTACAGTGTAGTATGCCTTGTTATTGATTGCAACAATGAATCTAAACTTTCTCTTTGGTTCTGTTGCCTTGTCAAGCCACCACATTTATTACTCCGATTCATTCCCAGCTGAACTTGCATCTGTTTTGAAGAACTCACTCTTCGCACTTATGGTGTCTGTTGCTTTGGTAGAATTAGTGCTAGTTGTTAAGTCGGCCCAATCATATCTAATTTCCATTTCCATCTCGGTAATGTCGTCACTAGAATAGTCTAGATCTCCCCATTTGAAAGATTTGATAAATGGATTGTGCAATGTCCATGTTTCTATTGCTACTCCATCTCCATCTAATTGCATAATTTGAATAGAACCTATAGAACCAGCCGCCTTGCCTTTTGTCATTGATACTAAGTTTTCATCTGGTGCTTTCGGAATTACATAGCCGGCAGCCTCAGCTAGAGCGGCCATTTGAGCACTTGTGGTTATACTAGTATCTACCGGATCTACAAGTGTTAAGGTGACAGGTTGCCACTCTACTCTCCCGGGATAATAAAACTTATGATTAAAAAAGACGTGTTCCGACTCTGTAACAGTAAAGTTTGGTTTTCCAACTTTTTTTGCAACCCAAACCTTTCCCACCGAAAGTCCTGTGAATATTATTTCGAATCTAAAATTTCTCTTAGGGTCTTTAGTGTCAGAGTTAGCACTCTCGCTCCAAAATGATGACATAATTAAATAGCTCCTATGTTTTTAATAATTAGTGGATTAAACAAAATCCGCACCTGTTCTTGTAATAATGAAATCAACGACGACATATTCAATAGCTCTTGCCGGTTTGACAAATATTTTCGCATACATAATGTTTCTATCAACCAAGTCAGCAGTCGTTGTTGTTTCATCTAAAATCAGTTTATAACTTGAAAGTCCGAATCTAGCTTGAGTAGATGAGAGAACAGGCTCCACTTGTGACTTAAATCTTGCCCAAGTTGAATTTAAATTTTGATCAAACAAAAGATTTCTAGAGATCTTTGACACTTCATGTTTTAAAAATAACAATAGGCGACGGACATTGATCCTGTCTAAAGCAGAGTTGTCTGCTTGTAAGGTTTTCTGTCCGAAAATGACAACACCCTCAGCAGGAAATGTCGCAATTGGATTAATATTTACTTCGTACAGCAAATCTCTTTCTTTAGAGTCAAGACGTTGTCTCGCTTGAATGACTCTTGGTCCTCGAGAACCACCTAGAGACCCCAAACCTCCCCTGTTAAAGCCTGCTGGAGCAAACCACACGTCAGACTGCGCCTGTGACTTTGCAAACGCTCCTAGGCCACCTACAGAGGCTGGGAGCCATACAAGTTGACCACCGTTAAGATTGTCGGCAACTTGAATTGAAGGATAGAAAGTACATGCATAGGAAGAATTTAGATTTCTTGTCTTAAGATTCGTGATTGCATCTGTTACATTACCTAGTCTATTTTGAGCGGTGTCATTCAATTCTACTCTTGGGCGATAGTCACCTTCAATGTCAATGATTGAGAGAACGTCTTTTCTGCTCTCTGCAATGTTGATAACTTTGTTCGTGATAGAAGGTTGAAATACACCAGGTACAATTAGTAAATTAGCAGGAACAACTTCGGAGTCAGAAATTGAATCCAATGCTTTAGAGATTGAATAATCAACGTAGCTGTTTTTGCTATCAATTGTGTCAGATGTGATGAGTTCATTTCTTAAAGGTTCCATCTCTTTAATGTCTAAACCTTCAGATCCTCCAAATAATGGCATTATAAATTGTCTTACATTTGCGTCTAATAGTTCGTCAAAACTTTTGCTTTTTGAATAAGAGTCTGAAGCGACATAGTTTCCTTCTGTCCATGACCAATCTCCAGTGACTGTAGAGCCAGATACATCGTCCAAACTAAATGTGAAAGAATATTCAAAATTGCTGTTTGCCGGTGTATGAGTTCCTTCTTCTCCGAGGCCCATTCCTAAGACACGAGTGTAATCTACGAAGTCTGGATCGTGTTGATTTGATTGTGCGGAGATCTTTGGACGAACTCCCCAATAAACTCTAGCTTGATCAGCTGCTCCACCATCAGAACCTAAGTCTCTCATTTTCATTTTAGGAAATACAAATTTGGCTGTTGTAACGGTACCTAAGTCAGCAAAAGCTGTGATGGCACCATCTTGACCCTTGAATAAAGCAGATGAATTGGCCTCTTGCACCACAGAACCTGTAAAGTCTGAGGCGAGATCTAAAGATTTAGCCTCCGCATCACCGGTAAGAAGTGCAAATCCCTTTGGTCTAACAGGTCCGTAGAAACCAGCAGGCAAAAATCCTTGTCCACCACCGTTTGCAATGTTTTCATTCATTTCAATATAAATAATATTAGATTGATTTTGGAAGTCACCGAAGGTTCTATAACGTTTGTCTGTGTCATTCCATTCTTGGAATTGATCTCCAATCCTTGCAGCAACATAATCAGGAGATGAAGGATTTAAGTTACATCCAGTATATCTCTCTATTGTATTGCCTGCAACGTCTTTAATGCAAACAGTGAAGCTT